GTTGTCAGTGCGGCGGCCAGCGTCAATGCCATGCTATGGCTGTTCCTCCAGCACCACCTCGTAACTGCGCCGGCGGTTGCCGTACCCGCCCCGGACCACCGGGTCCACCCGCTTCATGGACGTGCAGCGCACCGTGTGGCTGGTGAGGCTCTCCGGATGCGTGAACGTGTCGGTGCTGTAGTTGCCCTTGACGGACACGTACCACGCATCGAGCAGCACCTGGTGGGCCTCGGTGAGCAGGGTGTACGTCAGCCGCCACGTGAGCAGCAGCTTGTCCTTGCGCAGGTAGGTATAGGTGGTGCCGTCCTCGGCCTCGACGGTCTCGACGATGTACCGGCGGTTCACTTCGTCAATGGTATTCGGCGCGGGTGTGGTCGGGTATGCCATCGTCGCCCCCTCACATGTTCATGTGGTCGCGCACCGGATGGTTCAGCCGGGCGGCGTTCACCACGGCGCCGGCCACGGCATCGGAGTTGCCGGGCTTGGCCAGGTAGTCGTTGAACGACGCGGCATCCAGCGCGTTGATGTTGACAACGGTTGTGCCGCTGCCGCCGGGCGTGCCGAGCGTGTAGTTGACTGGCTGCGGCGCGGTTGTCGCCATGTCGTTGCCGTAATAACTGCCACTGACACCACCGGCATAACCGCCACCATACCCGCCGCCGCCTCCACCGCCCAGCATCGCACCGAATGCCACCAGGGCACCGCCGGCCGCGATCTGCGCCATGCCCTTGGCGATGCCGGCGGCGTTCGGCGGGAACAGACTCAGGGCCACCGTTCCAATACCCCACTTGATGACGAGCTGGCCGAACATCTGCACCAGTTGACCGAACATCTGGCCGATGGCCTTCAGCATCTTTTTGCCGCCGCCCTGTATGCCGGCGATAATTGCGTTTGAGAACATCCCAGCAACGGTGTCCTGCCAGTTTTTGCTGATCTCTGCCCATGCGCCTGTGAAGGCCGAGCCGAATGTCTCGATGGGACCGACATCCACTTCGGCCACGGCGTTGATGTACTGCTGCAGGGTTTCGCCCATCGACTCGATGCCGGGGAACAGCAGGCTCAAAAAGTCGGTGTAGCCGGCGCCCGTCATCCGGGCGAACTCCGGCGCCAGGCCGGGCCCGAGGCCGCCCAGGTTGCTGAACTGCCGTTGGATCGCCCCACCGATGCCGCCAATGGCGCCACCGATGGTTTTATACGTGCCGCCGGTTGGCGCGGCCACGGCGTGGCCCAGTCCGGCCATCGCCAGCGTCGGCGACAGCCGCATCAGCGCGCCGATCAACTCCCAGATCTGCTGGCCGGACAGCGCCGCCATGTCGCCGGCCTTTTTGGCGTCATTGGCAATATTGCGGAACGGCTTGCCGGGGTCAGTCTTGATCAGGCCCATCACGCTATCGGCCACTCTATTGATGGCACCGGCTAGCCGCTCATTTTTTGCCGCGGCTGTTTCGGACTCTTTGCTGAACCCCCAAATCTTGAACAGCGACTCTTGTAGGAACTTGAGGTTGTCCAGCGCGTCCATGCTGCGCTTGTCAACCGCATCGGCCCAGCGCTGGAATGTACCGTCAGACATCCCGAACGTCTCGTCGATCACCTCGGCGGCGCGCAGCAGCCATTCGAGCATTTCGGCAATAGATCCATAGACGACGGTGAACGCGCCGGATACCGCCAGCGGTATCGTGCCGAGTATTTGACCGAGCAGCTTGACCGGCTCCGTGCTGTTGGTTGCCGACTTGCCAACCATGTCGATGCTCTTGGCAACGCCCTCAAAGCCCAGCCGCACGCTGTTCAAAAAACTTGGGCCGGCCTGCTTCCAAACCTCAATTATCCGCTCCAGAAACCTGTTCAGCGCCGGGATCAGCTCTTTGGCTATCGCCAGCCCGACGCCCTGCGCGAGCTTGCCCATGCGGCCGATGTTGTCATTGAATTTTTCGGCGTCTTGCGCGAACTGCTTCCCGATGACCAGGCCGAACGCCTCGGCCTCCTTCCGTGCCGCCTCGAGGCCCGCCCGGCCCTGGTTCAGCATCGGGATCATGTCGGTGCCAGACCGGCCCAACAGTTGCATGGCCAGCGCCGTTTTCTGCGCCCCATCCGGCATCGTCTGGAACTTGTCCGCGATCTCGCCGAGCAGGGTGTTATTGTCTTTCAGCGTGCCGTCGGTGTTGCGGATCTCGATGCCGAGCATTGAGAACGCAGCCTTCGCCTCTTTGCTGCCGGTGGCCGCCTCGAGCGTCACCCGACTCAGGTTTCTGATCCCGGTGGTCAGACCAGTCATCGACGTGCCGCTCAAGTCGGCCATGTACTTGAGGCTGGACAGCTCGCGCACCGAAATGCCGATCTTCTGGCTTGTCTTGTACATCTCGTCGCCAAAGTTTGCGGCATCCTTTATCGCCGCGGCCAGCGACCACCCGCCCACGGCGGCGGCGATGGCCGGGCCGAACGACTTCAGGGCGGCCAGGATGGTACTGCCCGCGCTCTGCGTGTCCTTCGCCAGCGAGGACGAGTCGCCGCGGATCTCGATGAATGCCTTGCCGATCTTGGGCGCGTCTGTCATCGTCTATCCCCCGAAGTGGCTTCGCATGTCGGCCCGCAGGGCGTCCAACGACAGCTCCGGCTGCACTACCGTCTCGCCGGCGATCATCGACTGGATCTGCCGAAACACGTCCTCACGGTCATGCGTTTCGGTCATGTACGGCAGGCACGTGATCTTCGCCATCAGCATCATCTCCATGCCCAGCAGCTTTTCGGCGTGTCGGCTGAACCGCTGGAACTCGCCCGGCGTCAAGGCCCGGATCTGTGGCAGCGTCCACCCGTACATCCGCGCCATGAGCGCCATCGCCAGTTCCAGCCCGATCAGTTTTTTCCGGGCTGCTCCACCATCGCGCCGCGGATCACGTCCATGAGCTGCCGGATCTGGCCGTAACTCAGCCGCTGAAACACCGCCTCCGGGATGTCGGTGGCGTCCAGGATGAGCGCCTTCGTCTCGTCCATCGTGGCCATGATGGCGTCCGGGTTGTTTTCGCCTCCGAGCTGCGCCGCCTGGTCAGACAGCTTGACAGCCCGGTACATCGCCCCGAACGTGCCCCGGACGTGGTACACGGCCTCCCCAATTTTCACGGCCACCGCGTCATCAGCGATCTCGATCATGGTGCCCCCCTCAAGGATGCGCGACTAGCTCGCGGTTTCATCGCCGAAATACATGCACCGGTTGCTGTTGCTGGTGTCAGGGAAGCCGATGAACTCGACCTCGTAGGTGCTCTGTTCGGCCCCGTAGCTGATGGTGAACTTGCCGGTGGGCGCCGCCTTCGGAAACGTCACCCAGTCGGCCGGGTCGGTGGACGCCGCGCCGCTCTCGAACCGTTTCAGAACCAGTTCTTTCGCCTTGCCGAGCAGCGACGTGCCGAGCGCCGGACGCGCCTCGATACGGCCGTTGCCGCCCGCGGTGTACGTCGCCATCGGCATCATCGCCGAGAGCGTGGCAAACGCATGGTCGGTCACGGGCACGCGCACGCGGCAGACCTTTATGCCGTTGCTGATCATATCAACGGGCATCGTGCCGTGGTCGTTGTCCTTGACCTCGATGTACTCCCACTCCAAGTCAATGGTGATCTTGCCGTTTTGCACCAGCGTGAGGTTGGTGCTGTCCGGATCCCAGATCGCGGCATACGGCTGGGCAACATAGGTTGTGGCCATAGTCTCCTCCTATACTTCGCAACAATTCATTCCCCTGTTGGTTGCGGGAGCCGGAGTCGAACCGGCCGTCGCAGGGTTATGGGCCCCGCTTGCGCAACCGGCGCCTCCCGCGTCATGCAAAGAGCGCCCTCGTCACCCCTCCCTGATGGTGACGAGGTAATCATCCGCGACGTGGGCGATGTCCCCGTCAATGCCCACCACGCGGCTCGCGGCCTTGACGATCCAGTAGTTGGTCCACCCGGTCACGCTGATGCTGGTCCAATGCAGCACCTGCTCCACCAGCAGCGAGACGGCCTGCGCGTTCAGCACGTCGCGGTCATCGTCGAATATGCTGATCTGCCACAACTGCTGTCTGATGTCGTTCTCGTTCACCGTGTCGGAGATGAACCCGATGTTGATGCGCGGGTACGTGCTCGACGTGCCCGGCCGCCAGATGTTGTAGATCCGCGTGCCCACGGCCGCCGCCACGCCTGCGTTGTTCAATAGGGCGTTGCGGATGGCGATGTAGATGTTGTCGTAGTCGGACGCCATCAGCGCAACCTCCCGCGGGCCTTCAAGTGCCGCGCCGCCTTGTACGCCAGGTTGTTATTACCGTGATAGCGATAGATCACTGTGCGCCACAGCGGGCGCGGCTTCATCCGGCTGGTGCCGAACTCGAGGAACGGCGCGTAGTCCACCGGGGTGCCGATCAGCGCCCGCGGCTCGCCCGGCATCATCACCATGTCCAGGTTGGCCCGCAGGCGCCCCGTGTCCACCGCCGGTGGCTGGCCGGGTGCCGACGCCACGTGCACGATGTCACCGTTGACGCCCTTCGGATACTCGTTACCCTTGGCCGGCTCGCCGTACTCGCCGCCGCCTCCGGTAAAGCTACCCTTGGCGTCGGCCACGATAATCTGCGCGGCGCTCTCCACCATGTCCCTGGCCGTAGCTTCGCCGAGCCGCTTGATGGCGGGATCATCCAGCACAATGCGTGCGCCGATCACGTCATAAGGCATCGAGCACCACCGTCTGGAACCGCATGTCGTTATCCTCAACAGAGATCACGGTAAAATACCGCGTCCCCACCAGTACCCTGTCGTTCTCCTGGATGTCGTGGGCGCAGTCGGCGATGAGCCGCCATGTGCCCGTCACCCGGCCCCGGTCATCCCGCCAGCCGAACGCCTCCCCCTTGTTGAAGCACAGCCCCAGGCCGTCCGTCACCACAGCCGCCTCGGTGTATGTCACCTCGCCCGTCGTGCCAGTCGTGGCCGTCTTGCGGTACACCGTGAAGCTGTCGCGGAATCGTCGGCTCACAGGCAGATCACCCCCGTGTATTTCAGCCAAATTGACCGGATACGGTGGTCCCGGGTGATCTTCCCCCAATCGAATGTTTGGCTCACCCCGCCAATGGATACCGACTTTTCCTCCCGGTCAAAGTGCGCCGTCAGCGCATCCAGGCAGATCAGCTTCACCATGTGCACGAAATCGTCCGGAGCGTTCGCGGCCGCCTGCCAGCCCCACGTCCCCGTCACCGTAATGTTGTCGTAATCCTCGCGGAACGTCTGGTCCTTGTAGCGCAGCGCGTAACCTCGGTTCAGCACGTCAGTGGTGGCGATGGTGCTGCCGTCGTCGTCGATGGCCGTCAGGTTGGCACACCACCGGCCCAGGTACAGCGTGTCACCGCCGCTGCCGTCGTAGTCGTGCGACGTGCCAGCCGCCTCATACGTCCAGTCGAGGCAGTTGGCCGCCACGTAATCCTCCACGCCCGTGATGAGGCTGGTCAGGCTGGCCCGCTCGGTGGACGTGAACGTGCGCCGGCTCAACGCCTCGAGGTCCGCGTAGGTGACAAGCGCACATCGGCTCATTTCAGTACCTCGAGCAGCAGGTTCGTGTCCTCGATATAGCTGCGGTTGGCGATCTTGAAACCAAGGTCGCGGATGAACTCAACCAGCTCTTTTTCGGGCCAGCAGAACTGATGCGTGTTTCCGGCGTAATCGTTGCCGCCGTACCACCGGAGCGCCGTATTCCATTCGTCATGGCTCTTGGCCCACTTGATGAGCAGGCCGATCACCGGCGTCTTGATGGTGCAGCGGCCGCCAGGCTTCAGCAATGCGTAACAGTCCTCGAGCAGCTTCTTGGCGTCGTCCAGCCGAAAATGCTCCAGCACGTCCGACAGCATGATCTCATCCACGGAGCCATCCCGGGCGATGTTGGCCCGGACGTGCCGGATGTCATGCCGCACGAAAATGGCGCTGTCTGGCGCCACCTTGCGGTTGTCAATGTTCATCCATTCTGGGTGATCGATCATCTTGTCGCCGCAGCCCAGGTTCAGTCGTAACATTGTCATCGCCCCCTCCTACGCCTTGGCAACTTCACCGGATGCGCCGGGTCGGGCACCGCCGCCAGGATCCTGTCTACGCTGTCTTTCGGGTAGCACGTCTTGCGCATCTGGTAGTCGTACTGGCACTGATGGCAGTAGAGCATGATGCACGGACGATCACAGAGCTGCACCGGCGTGATGTTGGGGTAGTACTTGCAATATGTGGCGCCGTCGTTGATGTTAAAAATGCCCGCGCCGGGCGTGCCCATGATGCCCGTGGCGTGCAGGAACGCCGAGTCCACCGTCACCACGTGATCGGCCGCGCCCACCATCGCCAGCAGCTCGCGGTTGTTCTGCGCATACAGCGGCGGGACCGGCTCGCGCTCCATGAAGTATTTCTTGTTACCGGCCAGGAACACGTTCCATCCTAGTTGCACCAATCGGGAGCGCAGCTCGTCGTAGAACGGATAATCCTTGGCATCCAGCGCGCTCATGGGCGCCAGCAGCAGCGGGTTGGCCGCGTTGCCGAAGAACTTGCCCCGGGCCCGCTTCACTTCGCCGGGGTGGATGTTGATGCACGACGTCGGCTTGTCGAAGCCGTACACGCCCACCCAGTTGCCCCACACGTCAAGCCGGTTGCGCCACAGCAGGCCGGCGCGGTCGAAGTCGAAATTCTTGAACGTGGCCTCCCAAATATGGCAGGGCGTGCTCACGTCCTCCACCACGTCATATTGTTCCGTGACCTCGTTGGCGATCACCCCGCCGCGGATGAAATTGTAGTCTTTGAATATGTCGTCGTACTCGAGGAAGTGCAGCCAGTCCACGCCTTCAAACAGGTCGCGGTAGCGGCGCGGGTTGGCGAACGTCAGCGGGTTGTCGGGGAACCGCTCATGGATGGCCTGCAGCAGATACGAGCAGATCAGGATGTCGCCCAGGCCGCCGTACTTGCGGATGATCAGGATCTTCTGCCCGGGCTGGATGTCCCACAGGCTGGACTTGTCGTGAAAGTACACGTTGGGGTCATACGGCCGGATGCCCATGTCGTGGCGCAGGCGTTGCATGTCGTCCACGAATGGCCGCACGTTGCCGGTATCCTGCGTCGGGTGCGCCAGGCCCAGGCCCACGAACAGCGACGCGTGCTCCACCGGCAGACGGATGACCTCACCCGGCATGTATTCGGGATCGTTGCCGGCCACCTTGAATGGACGGTCAACCTGTACGATCATCCCCGGCGCCTCCGGCTGGTGCCCTTGCGCCGCGTGCCCTTCAGGTGCATCGCCTTGTCCGGCGCATCCTCGACAACCGGAATGGGCTCGGGCTCGGTAACGGGATCAGGCACCGGCGTATCGTCCAGAAACCTCACCGCCAGACCGTGGCCAATGGCCCGATCCGCGATCTCAGCCGGCACCGCACGGATGCCCGGCTCCAGGTTGTACTCGTCGGCGCCGCAGTGGATGATGCACGGCCGCAGAACTTGAATCATGGCCATAATCTCGCGTTCCTCCCTCCGTCGGTTTTAAAAAGGGGGCGGGGTCCGTTATGCCCCGCCCCCGCGTCAGCCTAAGTCACGGGTACGGTCAGCTCACGCGCCTCAGTGGTGCACGGCGGTGAGGTAGTCGATGGCGGCCTCGTCGCGCAGCTTGCCGTCGTTGTAGCAGACGCTCTTGACGTACACGCTGTCGTTCTTGAAGGCATCGCCGGCCTGGTCGCTCATCTCGAACGCGATCTGCTTCAGATCGCCGATCAGGTACGCCTTCCAGTCGCCGAAGTAGATTTCGGTGGTGGTGGCGCCGGAGATGCTGATGTTGGCCAGGATGGTTTCGTTGAGGAACACCGGGTATCCGTTCAAAAGCTGCGGCCGGCCCTCGGCGGCGCGGGTCCAGATGGGCTGGCCCGTGCTGTCCTTGAGCTTGGTGGCGAGCTTCATCGCCGCGGTGCTCATCATGTACGCCCCGAACTGGCGGTACTTGCTGTCGGGGGTGAACTCGAGGTTGACCAGATCGGCATACGCTAGGGTCAGGCCGGTTTCAAGGGTCACGGCGGTGACTTTGGAGTAGGCCGTATGGTTGGCGAAGCCGCTGGGCTGGTTGGTGCCGCTGCCGTTGGTCATGTAGTACAGCTCGGTGTACCCGATGCCGTCGGCGAACGCGGTGGCCAGGTAGTCGGTCAGGTCAACGCCGCCGGCGTAGAACAGCTTCTTGTCCACCTCGTCCCACACGATCAGCTTGTGCGGGTCGATGGTGACGTTGCCGGAGACGATGGCCGACTGGCCGGCCGGCGCCGTGGTGCTGGCGGTGTAGTACGACGTGGCGCGGGTGGTGGACGTCGGGAACGTGACCTTGCCGGCCACCGGAACGACGGTGGCCACCTGGCGCAGCACGTTGTAGTTGCCCACGCGCATCCAGATCTCTTTCTCGAAACCGGTGGGCATGAACTCGGCGCCCGACGTAGCCGAGGCCGAGCTGATGGTTTTCTGCCGCTCGGCGGTGGGCTCGAACTCGGCCAGCTTCGCGGCGGTGTCGCGCCAATCGGCGGTCTTGCCGTAGCCGTGATCGAACATGCCCTTGAACCAGTCGGTGACGAGCCGGCGGTACTCACCGGACTGCATCAGCCCGCTGGTGAACCGCGGGTCGAACGACTTCTCCTCGATGGCCTTGATCCGGCTCACCGACTTGGCCCGCTCTTCGCGGATCAGCTCGTCGGCGTCCACGGTCTGGCCGCTGCGCGGATCCCGCGCCTGCAGCTTGTCGCCGTTGGCCTTGGCTTTCTCCTGCCATGCCTCCAGCGTGCTCATCACCACGCCGCTGATGTGATCGTCCAGCTCCTGCTTGTTCTTGAAAACCGTTTCGCTCATGGTATTGAATCCTCCCTGTTTGCTTTGCAACACGCTCATCTATCTGTCATTCCAGCAGATGCCGGATCGCCGCACGCCCCGACAGGTAATCCTCATCAGCCGACTTGGCCGCTTCCCATTCGGCCATGATCTCGGTGAGCTTGCGGCCCACCGTCTCGGCGATGTCCTGCTCGGTGACGTGGAAGCCCTCAGGCACTTCGTCGCCCACCAGGCTATCCAAGGTGATGCCGCCGTCATCAGTTTTTCTCTCCTCCCCGACCTCTGCGGCCGGGGTGCCTTGGGCGGTCTCAGCCTGGACAGACTTGGCGGGCGTGGCGTCCGTCATGCCGGTATCCAGACCCTTTTCGTCGTCGTCGTCATCATCCTCGTCGTCGTCATCGCAGCCGTCGGCCAACTTGGCCAGCAGCGCGTCCAGGTCGTCATAGCAGCTCTTTAGTGCCGCCTTGATGCCGGCCAGCCGGCCCCGGGTGCGCTTGATCAATGTGGAAAGAGATACCCCGGCGTTTTCACCGTCACCCGGCGCCGGGGTATTGGCCGGCGCTTCTGCGGACTCGGCCTTGGTTTCAGGCTTATTCTCGGGCGTGTCCATCGCGGCCTGCAGCCCCTTGATCCACTGCCGCACCGGCCCCTCACAGGCCGACCGCACACGCAACGCCTCCGGGTTGCTCGGGATCGTCACCGCCGACAGCTCCAGCAGCTCCCACTTCGTGAACTTGTAGGTGTAGCCATCCTCGTCCGGCTTGCCCGTCTCCCACTCCTTCGGGATGAACCGGATGCTCACCGCCCGCATGAAGCCGGCGTCGTAGTACGCCTTGATCATCGCCGCGAACGGGTTGATGGCGTCGGCCCACTCGACCTCGGCCTCCCAGCCCGCCCCCGTGCGCGTCAGCGACACGATGCGGCCCATCGGCGGCGCATAGCTGTCATGGCCGTACAGGAACACCGGGTTGCGCATGAACGAGTCGGCCAGCATCCCGTCCGGATCCACCACCTCGCCGTCGCGGTCCAGCGCGTCACTCGTCATTAGGAACCGCATCCGGCCGTCGGCCGAATCCGTCTCGCGGTCAATGTTCAGCAGCTTTTGCTTTATGGTTGCGTCCATATTACTCCCCCTGGCCTTCGATCACAGGGACGATCGTGCAGCGGCAATTTATGCTGTTGCCCGGCTCCCCCTCGGGGTCGCCCGGGAACGCCAGCCGGCCGCCCGTCGCCGTGAAGTACCCATCCACCGGCGCGATCTCACCGTTCGCGGCCCAATGGTCAAACTCGCTCTGCGGCGCCCGGCGGGTGCGCTCGTCCAGCGCCGACAGCCACTGCTGGCGCCCCACCACGCCGCTGGTGCGCATCCCCTCGTTCGCCCCGGCGTTGGACGCGGCGTTCAGTTCGGTGCGGGCGATCATTTCGGCCCGCCAGTCAGCGAAGCCGTCGAACAACGTCTCGATGCGCCCGGCTGCGTCGTTCACACTCCACCCCTCGAACAGCCCCTCGCGGATGATCTCTTTGATGGCGTCGCGGGTGGTGTCCACCACGTCGGCGGCGTACCGCCGGCTGAACGTGTCCAGCCACCGGCGGGCCCGCGCCGTCAGCAGGTCGCGCTGCTCCCCGGTCAGCTCCAGCAGCGTGGCGCCCAGGGCGTCGAGGAACATGTCCGTCAAGTGCTTGAGGTTAAGTGAGTAGAAAACCTCGACCTCGTACTCGATGTCGAGGTAGTCGTTCATGTCCAGCAGGTCTTTGCGGATGAACTTGAGCCTGGCGGCCTTGCTCTTGTCTGGCTGTATTTTATCCAGCGACTTGCCGTAATTGGCCCGTACTTTCGCCATGATGCGCTGGCCCTGCTCGTCGAACGCATCGGCCAGGGCGGCGCGGAACGGCTTGACGTGCGGCTTCATGGCCTTGACGTGCCGGGCGAACAGCTCCAGGTGCGCGTCATACGGCACCGTGCCCGTTTCGCGCACGGCCCGGTTGACCTCGCGCCACACGTCCACCGTTTTCATCCGGCGGTAACGCTCGCGCTTGTCAATGACGCACTTTTTTTTTGCCGCCTTGCCGGTGTCAGCCGGCGCGAGGCCGCCCAGCCCTCCGAATAGGCTGTTCAGCCCGAGCTGGTCATACGGGATCAGCCCCGTCTTGATGATGCGCTGGTCGCCGCCGTCGAACTCGTCGTACCCCAGCTCGGCCGCCACCTCGTTCGGCGTGCGGATGCCGCGCTCCATCAGGTCGAGCAGCAGCTTCTGCGTGCGTTCCTCGTCCTTCGGCACCGGGTTCTCGAACACGAATTTCAGCCTGGCGGTGCGGACGTTGGCCGGCTGGTAGAAGCGGTCAACGATGTGTTTGTTGATGGCCGCGGCGACGAGCACCGACAGCGGGTGGATGCACTCGCGGTTGAACGTGTAGTCGGCGCTCTCGCTGTTGCTGCGGTTCACGTCTGTGGTTAAGCCGATCTTCGCCGCCGGCACCTTGAACGCGGCCAGGATCTTGTCACGGGTCATCTCCGAAACTTCGATGAACCGGCGGTCGCTGTCCGGCATACTGATGGTCTTGATGTCGGCGCCCTGGGTCAGCACTGCCCACTTGTGCGCACCGTCCAAACCCTTGTGCGCCGTGTCCCACTGGCTTTTGAACGACTTGAGCGACTCCCGGTTGACGTCCACGCCCTCGGGGAACACCACCAGGAAGTCAGGGCGGGCGTTGTTTTTGTAGAAATTGCCCTGGTATATCTGCGTGAACAGCGACAGGTCGGTGGCCCGGGCGGCCGCCCGCAGCGGCGACATGCTCCCGCGCCAGTTGCCGGCCACGCCGTAGGGCAGCGAGAACGGCGCCACGTACTGCGGGTCGATGCGGAACGAGCCGCCGTTCATCTGCACCAGGTACTGTAGCGGGATCTTTCCGGCGCCGTCGTAGATGATCCACACGGCATCCGGCGGCAGGCGCCAGATCTGCGTCGGCCACTTGCCGTTGCCCTCCGGCAGCAGCAACCAGTAGGCGTCGCCGGCCGTCATCAGGTCGCCGGCCAGCATCCACATCAGCTCGGCGCCCGTGGTCACCGGGTTCGGGTTGCGCAGCAGATCCAGCAGGATGTGCTCGTCCACCGTGTCGATGACCGGGCCGCCCTTGCTCTTGCGCTCAAGCTGCAGCCAGTACGGCAGCGACATGATGCGGCCCGAGATCGCGGTGACGCAGGCATACACCCAGTCCTCACACGACTCCAGCAGCTTTTTCGGCGTCGGGTTGGCGCCCAGCCCTTCGTCTGGCTGGATGAACGAGTCGGCCGACAACCAGTCGTTCAACGTCATTTTGACGTGTTCAACGGCGCGAGCCGCGTCCAGGTTCTTTTCTCTGAGGTCGCTTTCGGTGGGAACCGGCGGGCTATACCGCAGGTTGAGGGACGTGATACTCATACACCTCCCCAAATCCTGCTATCAGCCTAGCACGGTTTTGGGTGTAAACAGGGTGTAAAAAGTGTTTACAGGGTCAAACGGGTTGGCGGGATGGTCAATCCACGATAATAAACTCGGCGGTGCGCGTCTTGGGCCGGTAGATGGCCATCGCCAGCGCGTCACCGCTGTCTGGGCTGCGCCCCAGGCGCTTGCGGATCTCGTCCTTCGGCTCGATGCCGATCTTGCCCGAGCTGGTGTACTTGATGCGCGGTGCGGTCAGGTCGCCGGTCAGCTCGTCATCGGGCGGCAGTGCCAGCGTCGGGTTGCCGGCCGGATCCAGCGCCTCGCGCACCGCCCACCACGATGCGGCCCGCTTGTTCGCAAACTGCAGCTCCCCGCTGGTGTCCGTCTCCTCGCTGGCCTCCCCGCCCTTGAACGCCGACACGGTGTAGCCCGTCTCGCGCAGCCGGGAGCACACCCCGGCGCCCACCCCGTTGGCGTCAACCGCCAACTCCAGCTTCGGGCTCGGGTGCAGCTTGATGACGCGGCCCACCGTCTCCATCGTCTCGGCCTTGCCCCACCGCGTCAGGCCGGGCACCCCCCGCTCATGCACCGGGCAGTACACGCTCTTGTCCTCGCCCATCTCGCCCACGTCCAGCGCCGCCCGCAGCAGCTTGCCGTAGTCGCCCTCGAGGGCGTGCCACCGCTCGTTGGCCGCCTCCACCCAGGCCAGTGGGATCAGCACGTCGGCATCGTCGCTGGCGAAGTTGCCCTCGACGCGGTTCTGGTAAACGGCCGACTTTTCGCCCCACTGCCGCTTGCGCTGCTCGGCCCACTCGGCCGACATGCGGCCGGCGTCAATACACTCGGCCCGGGTCACGTGCCGCACCACCCAGTCCTCAAACCCGGGCTTGCGGGTGTGCAGCTCGTAGAATGTGCCAGCCGGGTCGCCGGGCGTGGACGTGGCCAGCATGATGCAGTTGCCCGTGCTCATGGCGCCCTCGATGGCCTCCCACGTCGGCGCCGGGATCGCCTTGGCCTCGTCCAGCACGTACAACAGCTCGTCGGCGTGCGCTCCCTCGATGGCGTCCGGCGTGTCCGACGCCACCGCGAACGCCTCGCCATGCGCCAGCTTGATCTCAGTCATCAGCATCTCGTCGCGGATGAACGGCCGCCGGCCGATCACATCCCACCGGAGGCGCCGCGCCCACTTGTGGATCTCCGGCCACA